GCCTTTCATTGCCTGGGGCTTGCCGTTCCTCCATATAAATGTCTTAAACTCGTTTACAGTTCGCGAAGAATGTATCTTAATTAGTTTATTTCTGATAAACTCTTCTAATTTTGCAACTATAAGGGGCCGTGTTTTCATTGTCGTGGAGAAACCCGGTACCGCAGACGTGTGGTATTCACCCCTATGTTGCTCTATATACTCATGTGTAGACTTAATCGAATAATACAAATTTGGGTAAGCGTACTCAACCATTTTATCGAGGACGGTGTATCCGATGTTGTTGTTCTCTACCACAAGCATCGCATTTCCAAATTCTCGCCCTACTTGATTCAAGAAGTTAGCGTACATATCTGGTGTTGGCTTGCCTTGATACTCGCCTACTATTTCGAGAGTCTCTAATTTAATCATGTGTAGCGTAGAGAAGTCGGCTCCATCGCCACGGGAAACGTCTGCAACGGCAAGATAGTTGCATGACGGATCGTACTCCTCCCAAATCCAAAAGTTGCGATCAAACCCAGTTCGATATTTAGGCTCACTCACATTTGACAACATCCATTCCATGCACTCTGGAGAGATGACGGTTTCGCCAGAAGTATTGAAGTTACACTCTAGCTCTTGCGCGATCTGACGCTTGGACATGTTCTTGGTTTCTTTTTTATACCAAGCCTTATCTCTATCAGGATGAACGTCCCAGGACAGCGTTGTTAGATTAAAGTTGTTAACATTTGCATCGGCATCAATACAGGTTTTGTGGAACCAGTTGCCAACACCGTTAGGAGTAGACAGAGCAATACAGCGACCACCTGTAGATAGCGTAGGATACAGGCCCGTCCACAATTCTTCTAGTCCCTCGATGTGGGCGGCCTCATCAAGAACCAACAGCGACAGCGCTTCAGAACGGCCAGCGTCACCAGAGGTTGATGCGGCCTTAATTGTAGAACCATTAGAAAGCTCAAAAGAAGTACGGTTATCAACAGTAATAGTTGCAATACTTAGCCAGTCGGGAACATTGCGCATAATCCCCTTAACTTTTTTGACAAGGTTTCCAGCAGTGGCAAACTTTGTTGCCATAACCAAAATGGACTTATCCCTGTGGAACAGCATGAGCCAGACGATGTAGCCGGCTGTGATGGTTGAAATTCCAAGCTGGCGTGCTTTTAGAATAATATTAAAACGATAATCGTTAAAATCATGCAGCAGCGTGTCTTGGAAATCATACGTATCGAATAAGATCAGCCCGTGCATTGGATGCGATATGCGGGCATATGTTTTCAGAAAGTAAGCGGGGTCTTTACCGCACTTTAGAATCTCTTTTACTTTTTGTTTTTTGTCTAGTTGAAAACTCATTAATCATCTTAGCGCGTATCGTTCTTAGGGCGTTTTCCGTCCCATCCGCCTTGATTGAGAAACGATTCCCAACCTTTCTCTACAGTATTAGAGTTACCAGAGTTATCGTCGTTCATGGCCTCATCAAGTTGGTTAATCTTAAAGTGCTTCTTGGCAGTTACCCAAGAACGCACACGAGAAGAGTTCTCTGCAAATATATCCACTTCGCCTTCTTCGGTAAGAGTGACGGAGTCTCCCGTAATGCGCTTGTACTCTTTCTTGAGCCAGCCGGCGATATCAGTCATGCGCTGATCAATCTCGGACTCGAAGCCGGGACCGTAGATCTCCTTAAGCTGGACTTCAGAGTGATAAGTGAGGCACATCATGTTGCCATAAAACTTCACACCGAATCCGTCCATCACTCGCTGGTCGATAAGCATGTCTCCCTGCTCTCTGCGGAGCGCTCCTGTTTCTACCGGCTCATAGTCTTCACCGAGAGCCCCGTCATATGCGTTGGCGGCTGCCTGGGCTAGCCCCTGAACGATTTCGTATACTGTTGCCATTATTTACTTTCCTCTTTTTGGGTTTTTGGACGCCAGCCTTTCAGCCATCTTTCCTCTCTGCCTTCCACATATTGAAGGTGACATTTACTGCAACAATCAAATTTAGTAAGGCAAACATCATCCAATGATCTCTTTGGGTAAGACCCACAGACAGGACAACATCTTAAAGATTCACGTATAAGTAGTTTTTTTGAAACCTTTATGCCATTAACATCAACTTTTTCCTGCTGCTCTTCATTATGATAGGACTTTTTGTATAGTTCTTTTGATTGCTCTAAATAGTCTTTCTCTTTTTCGTCATCCCAATTGGCCGATGGGTTTTGTATTGCTTCGTCGCCATACTTTTTCGCTATTGCCTTTTCTACAGCAGCTATCTTATTGGGATCTTTCACTTGACCAGGACCTCATAAGCAGCATATGACAGCGCAATCCCGGTGGCCACGCCGCCGGCGGCATAGAGCCATTTGTTGTTTGCAGAGACTTTCTTTAGCGCGTTCTGAAGATCACTAATCTGGCGAAGTTGAGTTTCGATTGCCAAGTCTTTCTCTTTAATGTCTGCCTCAAAACGAATCCTCTGCGAGTCCAGATCTAGCTGAAGCTCTGTTCTTTGTTTGGCTAACTCAAAATCCAGTTGTGCGTTACATCCCAAAATCATTTCTTCTTCGAGCGTTAGAAGGCGGGATGTCGCTTTTGCATCAAAAAGAGTGCCCTCAAATGGAGCACACTGACCGGATCCTAAAAATGTAAACTGGCCCACGTCTTCAGCGTAGGCGCTGCTACATAGGAACATACTCAAAATTAAAGTTGTTAATGATTTCATTTGCTAGCTCTTCTTTGTTTTGGGAAAACTGTTCTTCTATCTGATCGCGGCGCCGGTCAATTGTCTTCCGGTTGTTTCTTTTCTCTCTGTTGTAGTCTTTTTCAAGTTCTTCGAGAGAATCTTTGTACGCCTGGAGGGCGGCTTCTTTTTTGCGTAGCTCCTCAGCATGAATTAAATTTAAGCCGTCAATCTGCTCCTGGAGGGCGATTGTCTGTTCTTCGTAGGTTTTAATCAACAGACGGTGATCATATCTCATCTTGCCGAGAAACGCCATCGCCAAACAAATAATAGCCAACTCTTTCCAGTAGGCTTTAAGATAAGGAAGCAGCTTCAACAATAACTGCGGCATTATGAGACCTTCTTTAGTCTCTCGACAATATCGACAGCACTCTGGCCGCCTATATAGATAGCTGAAATAACTACCCAATCGCTGCTAGCAAGATGCCCGAAGGCCGCTAGCGCCGAGGCGGTCGACCATACTAATAACTTTCTAGACGTGAACTTCTCTATCCACGTATCAACAAACCCTTTCTTAGACGCCATGGTTTATTTCCTTCTTTCTCTTAAAAATCTTTTAATCTCTTCTCGAACGATTTCTTCAACAGAGTAAAGTTTTTTTAAATATGCCTTGGCTTTCTCAACCGTGTCAGAGCAGCCTACGGGCTTGGTAGTGCCTTTCTTGTAAACACATTTTCCTTTTCGTTCATAAGGCATAAGGCTTATATCCTTGTATCACAGCCCAAGTTAGAAAACTTACTGCTCCAATTAAAGCCAACAGGATTACCAATGCATAGCCAACTTCATTCCACGTCAAACCTCTCCACTCTAACCAACTATTTAGTTTGTGCCAGAGGCTCACCTTGCAACTCCTATCTTGCTAATCCATTCATGCTTAGTATTGCAATCAATCCGGGCACATTCTTTCGGACATAAACGCCAGAGAAAAGTGTCTCGCAACGGCCTCCGACATAAGCAATCGCAGACTCAAGATTCTTACTTATCTTAGGATCAGCCACCATCTCTTCTGAGGCGACCAATATAAGGGATCCGGCTGCGGCCTTCCCCCGCGGGGGAGGACAAGCGGAGCGGTTCATGCAGTTGTGCAGGATCACCGAACCAAGCTTAGCAGTATTCGGATCTTTTATCATTGTCGAGCCCAAGAAAGCTCTGCCATCGTTACCCAAGCATGTTTCCAAATCCTTGCTATCGAAAGATTGGATCGGTGAATCCTCGGTGGAGAGCTTAAGTACCTGGGCGAAAGATTTAGCAAATGTTGTGTTGGCGACAGGATACATGCCAAGCATGCCTATTCTGCCACGCAGTAGGCGCGTGGCGCGTTCATTATCAAGGATGATGTGGGGGTGAGTCAGCACGTCATTCGCCAAGGTAAGGGCGTTGCGGGCGATTGTAGGATTGAGGTTTTCTTGAGCAGTTGGCCAAGAAACTACATAAACAACCTTACCAGTGGACTGAACAGATCGCATGTACCGTTCAAACACAGGATGGAGAGCGCTGACAGAACTACCGGTGCCGCCACCACCGCCAGCAAATACAAACAACCAGTCAACTTTTCCAAACTTAATGCGGAGCGCATCTTCGACAATGGCACCATTCTGACTTAATATCTCTTTTCCATAATCTGTGTTCTTGCCGATTCCGTCTGAATCAGGGATAAGAACAACGTGGTCTTCTTCAACATTCTTTGGAATATCCTTGCCCGTTGTGTTGACAAGTAACGTTTTGTTGAAGCCAAGCTCGATAAAAGCATTGGCCATTTTATTGCCTCCACCGCCGACGCCAACAAAGCCCACGTTTATAGAAGACGGAGCAGTGTTTTCTGGGAGGAGATCTTCATCAGAGTATTCCATCTGTAATCCGAAGTCCTCAACCATACCGAAGTCTTCTGCATCTACCTGTTCGTGATAGTGGTCCTTCTCCTGATTGAAGGAGGGCGGGGGCTCTGCGGGAGGTAGAAAATCAAATTCGTTATTATCGTCGTTTTCGTCTGACATTGATTATCCTCTGTTATACATCTTTTGATGCTCTTCATCAGAAAAGTCTGAACGTTTGCGCAAGTGGGGCATTTCCGCTTTCCACCTGTTTTCTCCTTCAGCGGAATGCATTTTCGACATGAGTATCATTCCGATGGCCATCAAGGCGGGACCAGCGGTGAATCCCAGCGCTGCCACCGCAGTTCCTGCCGCGGCTTGACCAACAAGAGCGAGGGTGCCGGGCGCGAACATAGCGGCTATTCCAGCTAAGCCGAGGCCGGCGCCCGCGGCTTTTCCCATTCCTGCCCTGTCTGCTCTCTTTTGGTATGCGGTGCCCATGGGATCTTCATCCTCCTGCATGGTTCCGCTTTGCGATAGTGCTTCTTGAGCGGCTGCTTGCACCTTTGGATCTTGTGCGGCTTGCTCGACGGCTGCCATGATGGCAGGGCTTTTCTGAAATACTGTAGCAAGCTCTTCTGCTTGTGCCATTTCATCTCCGCCTTGTTCTTGCAGCGCTGCTTCTAATTCTTCCTTGATAATTTGTTTGAGTTGCCTCTTGGTTAGTTTCACTTTGCAATCTCCTATTGATTTACTCTTGCATATCCTGCTTTCTTTTCAATCACAACTTGCATATCAACACAATCTTTGAGCGAATCAAGGTGCGAGATCAGGAAAACATTCTTGAAATATACTTTAATTAGTTCCAAGATTCTAATAAACCCCTCCATATTTTCTTCGTCCAGAGCGGTGCCCGGCTCATCCAAGACAAAAATATCACCCTTGGGCAATGAGGAGACACTCAACAAAGCAAGTCGAATGGCCATGGCTGCAACCGTTTTTTCGGCGCCAGAGCCCATCTCAATCGGGCGAGCATCGTGCTTGGGGTGCTTAATAAAGATATCCAACTTATTGCCGTTACTGGAGAAAGAGATTTCAAAATCAACAATGTTCGCCAACATCTGCGCGATCTCCTGATTGATTACTGGGATCTTCTTTTTGATGACGTCATACGCAATCCCGTTAGAGTGCATACATCTCATAAATAAATCATATGCTGCGTATTCACGACGCAAGTCGGAAGTTTCCTTTTCGGCTCTTTCGATTTCCTCTATACGCTGTTCTAGTGAGCCCACCTGTCGATAGTGTTCAAAGGTCTTGGATTTGCATACTTCCAGTTGTTTGCCTTTTGATGCAATCTTAGTATTTATAAGTTGCATTTGTTGAGTCAGGTGTTCAAGATTTTCAATAACCTCTCGGTTCTCATTATACTCTTTGATCTTGTTATCTATCTGTTGAATCTCGATGTCCAGGGTGGTCATCGCACTTTGGTTTCTTTCTATAGTCAGGCCAAGCGATTCTAACTTTCTTTCTAATTTGGAGCTTTCTTCGACTACCCTGTTGTGCTTCTGGATCGAACCTGCCACTAGCTCTGCATTCATAGTGCCAGACTTCTGCTGAGCTTGCTTAAGTTGAGCTTGAATATTCGTCCTCTCTGTACCCAGAACAGGTAAGCGCCCAACAGCAGCGTTGGCATCTCTAATGAATTTACACGCAGGGTAACTATCGCCACATGGAATTCCGTCTAACAAGCAGGTCTTCTTTTCAGATGACTCAATGGAATTCTCTACCTCTGCTAGCTGACTCTCATAGTCGGCTATCACAGACAACTGTTCATCGATAATTTCCTGTTTGCCGTTTAACTTAACAATGTCAAGCGTCTTTAGAAGCTTTGCGGCTATTTCACTTTTTCTTGTAGCCTCTTGTCGCTCTCGGCTATATTCGGCGGTCTGCTCCTCAAGAGATGCAAGCTGGTTTCTCTTCTTGCTGGCTTTTGCTTTTGTTTGCGAGAGATTGATCACATTTTCTGGCATACTATTAATTGCCGTTTGCAATGTCTGGCTCTCAGTAGTTAACGATACAATTGCTTCTTGTAAATGATCACAGTTGGTTTGGTTTACGTCCAGTTGCGCCTTGAGGGAGTCTAATTCTAACGTCGCCTCTTCGTGCTCTTCAGTATAGTTCCGGTCCTCTAGCTTTTTTAGGGCCGCTCTAGCGTCAATGGAATCTTCTTTGGCTAGTTTGAACTTCCTATCAAATTGCTCAAGATCAAGGAACTTGGCAATGATCTCCTTTCGCTTTGTCGAACCCTCGTCCAAAAAAGCGAGAGAATGATGTTGAGAGGACAATGAGGACACTAGGAAGTCCTCCATAGACCCGAAGTACTTTCGGATGTTTGCGTCCGTGTCAGACCGGGTCAGCCCGTTTAGTGATGTTGTTTCACCTGTTACAGTATCATGAACTTCAAAGTTCAATTCTGTCTTTGCTTCAAGCGTCTCCTTTCCATGAAGTCGCTTGGTATACTTCGTTGACATACGACGGATGTTGTAGATCTTATGTCCAATCTCAATCTCTAGCTCGCCGGAGCCGTAATCCTTGTGCTGATTGATGATGTTTAAGTTTTTTCGTTCATTCTTTGAGGTTGTGTTGAATAGGGTATATAAGATTCCATCAATAATAGAGCTTTTCCCAGAAAAGTTCTTTCCAAAGATTCCAACGATGCCGCCGATGTTATCAAAGTCGACACTGTTGCCTTCACCATAGTTAAACAAGTTGTCCCACTTAAAGCTAACAAGCTTCCAGTTAACATTCCGTGAGATTTCTTCTTCTTTCATTACAATTTCATTGTATTTGCGATTCAACTCATATACAGTTTCTAAAGTCTTGGACTCTACTTGAAAATCAGTAAGATATTCATCAATCAGTTCTTCCTGTATCTTGAGATCTCGTAGGTTGTCTGTGAGGAGTGAGTTCGCGAACTCCTCGACATTCCCGCGCTGACCTGCGGCACGATTAAGGAA